GTTTTGGGTCGGAGCCCTTCAGTCCACACTGAGGTGCGAAGACAAAGCCTTCCATGAATTCTCATCACTGCAGCACCACTATGGTTGGAACTTCCGCTAAGCCCAATCGATCGAAAGAAGTCGCACCGCGGGGTGCTCAATCAACGTGATCTCATCGGAAAGTAAAACCATTTCACACAATTCTTCTAATTCCACCATGCCCAAATCGTAAACTTCACAAAGCCAGTCACGAAAATCATCGTCTGAAACGAGCACGGTCTCAGACTTAATGGTGGGCACGATATTAGCAAGGTCAATGCCAGATATTTTTGCTGTCCAAGTCAAGTCATCTAAAGTCAAACGGGAACTATCTTCAAGCACGTAGCGCTGCAAAAAGAAGTCCCGCATGAATGGAACATGGCGAAACTCGTAGGCGTAAGAAAGCGACTTCCCGGCCATATACTGGGACGCGCTCTTGTTTTGAGTGTATAGAGCACGAGCATTGAACCGGGCGATCGCCTTGCCCACGAGTGGAACCATGCAAGGCTCTTCTCGGTTAGCAAAAATCCTCTTGGACAAAAAGGTCGCCTCACCATGAAGGCGAGGAGACTTGGCCTTGAGAACCATCTTGAAATGGGCCACAGTGGCGGTCCACTTGTCTAGGTTAACCTTCCGTACCATACACGCCAATAAATCGTCACCAAGCACCAGTGCACGTCCAGTGTTACGTTGTTCCAACATAGACACTGAATACATAAGTATATTATACATGGTGTTGCCGACGGTTGTCTTGGTAGTGCCGGTAGGAAGCTGGTTAGCCAATTGGGCTTGCAACCCAAACGCGCGTGACTGTACCTTAAACTTGTTGGTATCCTTGTGCAATTTTCTCAGCCAAACAGGCATGTTGATAACGGCTAGGAACTTATCAAACAACAAGTGGGTTCGCGCCCGCTGTTCCTTGTCATTGGAGCTGTAATCTCCTTCAGCGGTATGGGTCAAAGCTGAATCCGCAGTGATGAACTGCGAGAGTTGAACGTCATTCTTCTTGTAAGCTGTACAGTACTTGATGCCTCCAATTGTCTCATTCTTCAGGACCATCTCAAGGCGTTCCATGGCGACCATCATTGCCGGTCCCGTCACGGTGTTAAACGCGTCGTTTCCAGCAAAGATGATACGTGGAGCCCACCTTGGGTCATTTCGTTTAAG